AAGCGAGAAGAAAAACTGCAAGAAGATTTTGAATTAGCTAATTAGGAGAATAGCATGAAGAAAGCAACAACAGCAATACATAGAGTAACTAAAGAACGATTCCCAATGAGCGGTTATAAGTTTACTGTAACAAACCGAAATGATCCTGCTATCATAGAATTAAAGAAGAACGTAAAAACTATGAACAGCGAGAGAGGCTGGGGAACCAAGATGAGAGTAAGACTAATGGGTCGTGGTCCAAGAACATCATGGGCTAGATTAGAAGGTAAGCACCCAAGAGCTTATGACTGCTACCTACCACTAGATAAGGCTACGCATTATGACGTTTATGTTAACGACATTGCAGCAAACTCTTATGCTTGAGCTTATACTGTATAGTTTCGCAGGCGGTGCAGCATTGGCCTACATCGTCTGGTATCTAGCAGATGCATTAGCAAGATACTACGAATAATAATAGAATACTCGCCCAGTACTACGCCTTCATAGCACGAGAGGACATTACGCACTACAGCGTTAATTAGGATATACCGTGACATAAGTAGTAAGATACTTTAGGGTTTATCTGATGTGGCGATCAGACGAGTTTACAATGGAGAATGTTATGACTAAAGACAATACAACGACAGAAGAGAATGATAAGTATGTATTTGTTAAACCGGACGGCGGAGAAATCTGGTGCTATGGTAGCGTAGAATGGGATAGTAATTTCCAAATATGCTGTGATGATGAGGAGTTCGATGGAGTAGCAGCAGATATCGATGGCGAAACGTATGACACATGGGATAAAGTTTGTCAGTATGTAATTGAAAATTACCGTGCAGACATAGAGGAGATCACGGCAGTATGACAAACCCAACTATAAAAATACATGAACGCATTATGCAGACCGTAGTAGAGTTAACTGAAGAAGAACATGATCCATTTGCGGTGGCGGGCTGTTTGCTCGCCATTGCTATTTTTGTATACCGATCTGAAGAAATGGAATGGGATACTATTGGAAGACTACTTACTGAATGTGTTAAACAAAGTGTTATATCAGAAGACGTAGTAAAGGAGACATTGCATTGAAGAAAGAAACTTATTTATATGACGCAATAAAGGTACTAGAAGATTGTACAGAGTTGATGATTAAGAAAGGTAAAGACTATCAAGGTGGTTCTGTTTGTGATGATGACTATTACCCTCATGGATGGAAGTCTTTTGATAGTATGCTAACAACTAAGATACTACGATTTAGATCTGTTATGGAACAACAAGGTAATGTAAACTATGATACAGCAGATGACTGTCTTAGAGATCTAATTAACTATGCAGCACGTTGCGTTGTATGGCTTAACCGACAACAATGATATTGTATGCAATAGTAATAGAGCCTTTCGATGATGGAACTGAGTACGTCAAGGAAGGCTCGGTGTGGGATAATGAAACACCAGTAAAGTTATTTGATACTAAAGAAGCTGCACAAGAAGAAGCAGCTAAATGGAATACAGGAAAGGTAGTGGAATGGCAAACACCGTAAAAGATATACGTACAGCATTTATTGATATGTATCGGGATAAAGAGATACAGCCTGATGGTAATCTTGAAATCATAGGTGCTAGCTTTTTAGCAACTGAACCGACAATATTTGGTAAACCGAATCGCGAATACCAAGAAGCTGAGGTCAGATGGTATGATACACTCAGCTTAAATCTTAAGGAGTTAGAGAAAGAATATGGAAAAGTACCAGTCATTTGGAAAAAGTATGCAGCGAATAGTAAAGGCGACATTAATTCTAATTATGGCTATCTCGTGTATAGCGCTCTTAACGGAACTCAATATGAATATGTACTTCAAGAGCTAAAACAAAATCCTAAATCACGTAGAGCTACAATGGTGTATACTAATCCTAGTATGCATACTCAGTATAGAGAACACGGTAAGAACGATTTTGTTTGTACTAATGCCGTAACCTATTACGTTAAAGGTACGTTAATACATGCTGTAGTACAAATGAGATCTAATGATGCTGTGTTTGGCTACATAAATGATTTATTCTGGCAACGTACCGTCTTACGTAGACTGTGTAAAGATCTTGGATACGAAGAAGGTCAGATTGTATGGCAAGCGCAAAGCTTACATGTATATCCTAGACACTTCCATCTAATTGACTTACCAATAGAAGCACCCATTGATTACGAACTAGAAGACATGGGAGCATATGATATAGGAGCGTATGATGACTAATAACTTATTAAACTTTCCAGCTATAAGATTAGCGTTTAAAGAAACTACTGATATGTTAGATGAGCTAACGCAAGAAGCAGTTAGAAGTAACGAACATGCAGTAGCAAATGCATATCGAAACGCTTTTAAGTTAGTACGAAAAGGTATAAAGCAAGCTGAAAACCAAGGTCAATGTAAAATACAAAAACAAATTGATGAAACAATGAAAGAGTTATTAGCTATGAGACATAAAGATCTGCAGTCTCAAGCTGAAAGAACTAGACAACTAGTTGAAAGAAGATATGAGCAATGCTCTACTGATCTTGCAACAGAACTAATAAACAAACTAAAAGAACTTAAAGTTTCTAAAGAAACTCTAAATGAAAGTATAACCGAACTGTATGAAGCTGCTGCTTACCATGTAAGTAAGTACTATGAAGAGAAAGGTATTGATGTATGAAACCATATCATAATGAAGGATTTGGTTGGGCTTTCTTCTGGGTGGTAATGCTAATGCTAGTGTTACCACTTGCAGGCCTAATGACTATAGACGATACATGGGATAGACTAGTAAAGAAATACACAGACCCATGGAAGTCTGACTGTTGGGAAACCGCCAAGCACGAAAGAGTTTGTCGAGATAATAATCAATGCAAATGGTTTAGGAATTTTTGTCATGAATGAAGGAAATAATTTACTACTTACACTAGCTCTAATAGTAGCTATGACACTAGCACTTAACGCAGTAATACACGGAATAATATTTTAAGGAGATACAATGCCTAGTCACTTTCCAGTATTTGTAAAAAGTAATAATAAGAATATGGGATTTAAAGATATGGCTGATGTAGATTTCTATGTTGGCTTTAGTAAACATAATAGTAACCATATAGGTAACGTAAGAGTTACACAAGAAGTATTAGATAAAGATACTAGAAGATTTAGATTGTATCTTAATGACGACTTAATAACAACTAAACATATAGAAAGGTAAAGCATGGCTAACGCTAGAGGAAAAGAAATAGACAATACGCATTTAAGTATAGACCAAGCAGAAGCTAGAGGCTTTATACATAGGGACTATATAGCTCACTGCTTACGATGGACTAAGATAGCTAAGGATCTAAACCTTGGTGGTAAGTATAAAGAAGCCGACATAATAGATGTAGGTTGTGGTAAAGATATGCCGTTAGCTAGAATGCTAATGACAAATCGTATGGCACCAAGAAGCTATGTAGGTATCGAGTATAATAAGATGGAAATACCATCTATGTTTGATAACACTACGTTTCAGCCACATCTAATAGACAACGTAGACTTTACTAAAACCGACATTATAGAAGATAGCTTTAATGTTAGTGTTTGTCTTGAAGTGCTTGAGCACGTTGAACCATCAATGGCTATAGCAATACTAGACAAGATAGCCAATGTAGTAGTTCCTGATGGCACATGTTACTTTTCAACACCATGCTATGATGAAAAGGTAGGAGCAGCTAAGAACCACGTAAATGAGATGACGTATGAAGCATTCGGTGCTTTATTAGAAGCAAGAGGCTTTCAAATAATAGATCATTACGGTACGTTTGCTTCACAAAAAGACTACAAGCATGAGCTTGATGGTAACACAAAGTACCTGTATACAAAGCTTAGCGAGTACTACGATACAAACTATCTTGCAACTATATTCGCACCGTTGTATCCTAGTATGGCAAGAAACGTATTATGGAAATGTAGAAATACAAAAGGATCTATCCAAAGTGATATTCCTAAAAGGTTTCCTAAGATTTCAGAATTAGACGGTACGTTAGGATCTTCTGAAAAAGCTGATCACTTAAGATATGCGTGAACCTGAAAGATATTATGATTGGATGTTATGGAAATTAAGACAGGAGAAAGATATGAATGCTAAATGGTCTAAAGTAAGTAGTGATACTGACTGGCCTAAAAATATTAGAGACATGCACCTCAAATTCGGGGTGCATGATTGGGTCAAAAGAAAACTACAAGAAAAAGATTACTATTCTTTGCACGAGTTTCTACAATTTCGTATGAGGTTTCTTGATGAAGAACTAAATGAAACTAAAGAAGCGATAAAGTACCGACATGCAGATGATATTGTAGATGGCTTGATTGACTTATGTGTTATCGCAATAGGTACGTTAGACATATTACAGGTCGATGCGCATACTGCCTGGCACAGAGTACACCGTGCTAATATGAGTAAAAAGGTAGGTCAAAAAGAGTCTAGACCTAATACTCTAGGTTTACCTGATATGATAAAGCCTGAAGACTGGGTTGACCCAGATCATACGAATAATACAGGTATTACATATTACTTCTTACGAAAGGATTATGTTGATGACGAACCAGACTATGAGCAGAAGTAAATTAATCAATCATATCAATCACTTAAAGATAGAAGTTGATGTACTTAAAGCACGTAAAGTAGACTCAAAAATTATTGAGATGCTAGAGGCTAGACTTAAAGAGTATAAAGAAGAACTTAAAGGCGCGGGATAAACCCGCGCTACTAAAAGTATATTAGAAAGGAAAAATATGCAGTTAGTATTTGACATAGAAACTGACGGATTTTTAGAAGATATGACGAAGTGCCATGTGCTTGTCTGTCAAGACGTTGTAAGTAAAAAGCTTTATACGTTTACCGACATCCAAAATGGCCTAGACTTCATGAAAAATGCTGATGCACTGATTGGTCATAACATTATAGGTTTTGATTTGATGGCATTGGATAAACTTTATGGATGGAAACCGTCTTCTAAAACCGTCTTGATCGATACATGGATCATGAGCCAAACATTGCAGTTTAACCGACAACATAAGCATGGTTTGGCAGGCTGGGGTGGTTACCTTGGCTTTAATAAAATGGATAACAGTGAATGGGCAGCCGATGGATTTAAGACATACGATCCTCGAATGATAGATTACTGTATTCAAGACGTAAAACTAAACACTAAAGTTTACGAAGTATTACTTGCTGAGTTAGAAAAAGCTATACAAATCAATGACTTAATCAAGAAAGGCTTGAGAGTCGAGCATGATGTAGCTGAGTTCGAAGCTGTGGTACGTAAGACTGGCTGGCTGTTTGACTTGAGTAAAGCTCAAGAAAACTTACGACTTATGACAAGACACATGAATAAGATTGAGTCTATCATTGAGCCAAAGCTAGGTACAACTAAAGTATTTATAGATAAAGCGCCTAAGACTGCTAAGTATACTAAGAAAGGATTGTATACAGCTACTACAGCTAGAATACTGTCTGAGTATTTAGGTAACAATGTAATAGGTGAAGATGCTTTATCTGATAATCCTCCAATAAAACCTGGTCAGGAGTTTCAAAGAAGCAAAATAGAAAAGGTAACACTGAGTAATATGGAATTAGTTAAAGAGTGGTTACTATCTATTGGTTGGAAACCAGATGACTGGAACGTAAAGCGAGGTCACAGAGGTGACTGGATACGTACAGGACCTAAGCTTACATCAACATCACTAGCAAAACTAGGTAGACAAGGTAAGCTGATTGATAGATACTATACTATTAAAAACCGTAAAGCTACTATCGAATCATGGTTAGAAAGGATTCAGAAAGATGACACAGGAAACTATCGTCTTCATGGTAGGATGTTTACTATTGGTACTCCTAGCTTTAGATGCCGTCACGAAGTTATCGTTAACTTACCGGCAGTGGATGCAGCGTATGGTAGAATGCTTAGGGAACTATTTATTGCTGAGCCAGGTTATAGGGTTGTTGGTGCGGATAGCGCTGGGAATCAGCTCCGTGGTTTATGCCATTACGTGGGAGATAAATCCTACACAGACTTGGTGGTCAATGGGGATCAACATACACGCAATGCTGATGTTCTTGGTTGTAGTAGGAGCGTGGCTAAGTCTTTTCTCTACGCTATTCTATTTGGTGCAGGTGATGCAAAGCTTGGCCAAACTCTTACGGGAGTAAGCAGCGCACCTAAAGGTAAAGAAGCCAGACAAAAGTTTATGAATAACTTACCTGGGTTTGAGCAGCTAGTTAATAAACTACGTGGTGTGTTTAACCAGTATGGTTGTATACCAGGACTAGATGGTCGTAAGATCTTTGCTAGATCTGATTACCAAGTACTTAATTATCTATTACAAACTACCGAAGGTATTACTTGTAAAGCAGCTTTGAGTTATGCTATGAATAAAATTAGAGAGGAAAAGCTTGATGCTTATCCTGCTATATTCTATCATGACGAGCAAGCATGGATTGCAAGTGATAAAGATTCTAAACGTGTAGGTGAAATACTACAAGAATCTTTTCGTGAAGCGCCTAAATGGTTTGGTGTTGAATGCATGGACGGTGGTGATTATGTAATAGGCAACTCATATGCGGAGGTACACTAATGACGTGGGTAGAAGTATATTATAACTTACATAAGAAAACCTTTTCAGTAAGACAAGCAGGTAGAGTATGGTTTCATAGTAACCTAGTAACTTTATATAACTGTAAGTTTGCAGTACAACCTGCTGGTCGAGCAAAGGTTCTCAAAGAAAAGAAAAAGAACGTACACGCTTTTATAAGAGGGTTCTTATTACCTAGCTCTGATAGCATTCATACTAATCATAGAATGCTTCATGCTTCACAAGCAATGTACAACCCATATTATTTTTCTACATTTGTAGATGTAAACACGGGCGAACCAGTATACGAAGCTAATACAGTTTACTTAAATAACTGTTGGCCTAAACCGGAGATTTATTATGAGAGTTCCAAAGGTTCCAGTAAAGATAAAGCTTCCGTTAATAAACCCAGTAGCAAGAGCATTGCTGCGTGAAAGGAAAGCTAAACAGGTTATACCTGATAAGAAAAAGTATAACCGTAAACGTGATAAATATAAGGACATTACATGAAATTATTTATTGATGCCGATAGTATTATGTTTAAAGCTGCTTGTACTCAAAGCAGTAAACATGAAACACGAGTTGTTACTCGTAAAATAATTGAAGACTCTATAGCAGATTGTTTTGCTGATGAAGTCTACATTACTATAAAAGGTAAGGGTAACTTTAGATATGATGTTTACTCTGATTACAAATCTTCTCGTAAGAATACCGAACTAGAAGAGAAACTAAAAGAGCGTCTTAATGATGCTCATGCTTACTTAGTTAAAGACTGGTCTGCAGTACAAGCAGATGGTATGGAAGCTGATGATGTAGTTTGCATATGGGCTCATGAAGCTAGAGAAGCAGAACAAGACTTTGTAATTGCACATATTGATAAAGACATAAATCAAGTTGCAGGTAACCATTACAACTACAACTCCAAACAGATTTACTTTGTAGATGATGATACAGCTGATATGAACTTCTGTACACAACTACTTATAGGTGACAACGGCGATGATATACCTAAAGTAAAGAAGGGTTATGGTATCAAGACAGCACAGAAAGCTCTTGCTGGAACTACATATGATAATCGTATGGATACTGTAGTAGATGTATGGCAACGACTATATGGTAAAGGCTGGGAAAAGCAGCTTAATATGGTTGGTAACTTAATTTACATGAAACGTACATGGGATCTTGAGGAGTGGAATTATGAAGATCGTTATACCGGGAAAGCCAATGAGCGCAAACCGAATGGAAGGGATACGAGCGATACGAACGAAGGACGGAAGGAACTTCACGCAGACGTATCCGACCAAAGAATACAAGGAGTTTCTTGAACGATTCAAAGAAGCTACTGAAGATCAAAGTTGGCAGTTCGAAAGGGCTGCCGACATTAAGATAATATTTAACGCTTTCTTTAGTAACAGAGCGTCAGACCTAGATAACGTACTTAAACCGTCTTTAGATGCGTTGCAAAAAGTATTTGAGTGGAACGACAGATATTGTTATGAAATAGAAGCACATAAACACCTTGTCAAAAGAGGCGAGGAGAAACTGGAGATAAATATTGAACAACTATGTAGACAATAAGCGCTATCCTTGCGAAGATTGTGGAAGCTCTGATGGTGTGATGTTTGACTCTACCGACAATCACACATATTGCTTCGCATGTGGGACGTATCGTAATGAAGATGCGAAAATATTTACAAAAGTAAAAGGAGTAACTAGTAATGGACCCAATGCCGATACAAATAATAATGGACAACTGGACGTCCTCGATATTCATAAGTATCCTTGTTTTGGTATGCCTAGTAGAAATATTTCGGAAGATGTAGCTAAATACTTTGGTGTTAAGACACATCAATACGATGATAAGCCAGCACATTTCTATCCATATGGAGATGATTGCTACAAGATACGTATACTACCTAAAGAGTTTAGAATGATTGGCAAAGCTAAAAAGCTTTTTGGTCAAGATAAATTTACAGGTGGCAGAATGCTAGTCATTACCGAAGGTGAAATAGATGCACTAACAGTAGCACAAGCTTGTTTAGATTTTAACAAGAGAATATATCCTGTTGTATCTATACCATCTGCTAACCAGCTACAAGTATTGTTAGAACAACGTGAATGGATTAGACGATTTGAATCTGTTATACTATGGTTTGACAATGACAAAGCTGGTATCAAAGCTATAACTGAAGCCAGTAAAATTATTGGCTTTGATAAAGTAAAAGTAGTATCATCAGACCAGAAAGATGCTAGTGATTTATACATGAAACATGGTGCAAAAGAAGTTACTAATGTAATATGGAATGCACAAAAGTATAATCCAGCTGGCATACTTAGTGGTGAACCTATATGGGATAAGTTTATAGAAAGGCAAAACACTGAGTCAATACCTTATCCTCCTTGCCTAAATGGTCTTAACGAAAAGCTTAAAGGTATGAGGCAAGGTGAGATTACTTTGTTTACTAGTGGTACAGGCTCAGGTAAATCTACCGTTATCAAAGAGATTGTATGGCATTTACTTCGTACAACTCAAGAAGATCGTATTGGTCTTATATCTTTAGAAGAAAGTGTAGGTGACACAGCCGAAAAGTTTATTGGTATGCCTCTTAATAAACGTGTTGGTGGTGATATACCTATTACTACAGAAGAACTGCGTGTTGGCTTTGAAACTGTATTTAGTGATGAACGACTTATATTACTAGATCATCAAGGCTCTGTTGATGATAGCTCTTTGATAGATAAGATAGAGTACATGGCTCTTATGGGATGTAAATACTTATTTCTAGACCATATTACTATTGCAGTATCAGAAGGTAGTGAAGGACTATCAGGCAATGAAGCAGTAGATAAAGTTATGAGTGACTTACTTAAAGTAGTAAAGAAGCATAACGTATGGCTAGGTATTGTAAGCCACTTACGTAAGTCAGGTGGCGGTGCATTCGAGGAAGGCAACATGGCTTCTATTGACGACATCAAAGGCAGCGGTAGTATTAAACAAATATCGTTTGATATTATTGCTTTTTCAAGAAACTTAGTAGCTGTAAACGAGTCTGATCGTAATCAGATTCAGTTTTCGGTTCTTAAATCTAGATATACCGGCTTAACAGGACCTGCTGGCAACAGCAAATACAATCAAACTACTGGTAGACTAGAGAAAGGAGATGGCTTTGAAATTATCTAAAGACGATGCGATGTACATGAACATTGCTAGAGTAGTAGCTCTTAGATCTCGTGATGAACATTTCAAAGTAGGTGCAGTAATAGCTAGGGGTAATAAGATCCTTAGCTATGGCTGGAATGGTACACCTCATGGTATGGACAACACTACAAGAGATACTAATGGTAAAACTAAATGGGAACTAGTACACGCAGAAACAAATGCTATAACTAAACTAGCAGCTTCGACTTCTTCTTCTGAAGATGCTACGCTATACTTAACACATTCACCTTGTAAAGACTGCACTAAACTTATATTGCAAGCAGGTATAAAACGAATGATATATGCTGAACTATATGAGTCTGATAAAAATGGTAAACGAGTACCTGAGTTAGAAGCATTAAAGTTTTTATTAGATAACGGTGTGGAGGTGCATGAATGCGAAACATTGAAATAAGAGAAAATACTAACGAAGTTATTAGGTATCCTGAGGATATGTACTGTGTTTACTTTCATCAAGACCCAGAGACTGATGAAGTAATTTATGTAGGTAAAGGTACATTACATCGAGCTTATCAGATTACAAACCGCAGTTATGACCATCATGTGTGGTTATTAGATAAGCTTGATAACTACAAGATACAAGATATTGTTAAGATAAAAGGTGGTCAAATGACCGACAAAGAAGCTACTATTGTAGAAGCTCATGAAATAAAATGTTGCCTAAGAAAGGGATCTGACTTACTTAATGTAGCTCAGAATCCTTTTCGCAAAACAAGGAGAATGAATGCAGAATATAATAGATTATCTGGAGCAGAAGATACTCAGCACGCCTCAAAGATGGGCAGTGAAGCTAGTACTCGAGCACGAGTTACAGCCGAAACAGCTGGTGTATGATGCATTAACTATACTACAATATCACTTTAGAAAAACGTCTACATCTGAGTCAGCTACGTGTAAACTTACTGCAGCTTCAGTTGCAATAGGTAAAAACGTACTACTCAG